GGATTAATTGCTTGTATTTTACTTAAAGGCATCTGCGTTTCCTATTTCTCTATATTTATTCTGGTTTCGTAGGCCATGTTACATCATCAAGTGTTTTGTATGTTTTTGTGATATCTCTAAGTGCTTGTCTGTATGTTTTCCAATCTGCATCATTTGAAAGAGTAACATCTCTATTCTGTGTCCAATCTGATTGTTGTAATAACAAATCTCTTTTTTGACGAAGGAATAATAAATTATATTCCTCTTTAACTTCAGTTACTTTTGACTTTACTTGTGTCCAAGTAATAGATGTATCTTGTGCATGAGTTCCATCCCCTTGCGCCTTAGTATACATCTCCTTAAATTCAGTTGCATTAGTTGGAGTACCAGAGAGCATAAACCCACCAGTAACAAGTTTACCAATAGCAGCAGATATATATTCTTGTTCAGTCATCATCAGTCATTAATCCTATTCATTATTAGCCATGTTCCGTATTGATTTTCATGAACATCTGCATTACCAGAGTTTACTTGGATTTGTGCCCAGAAGTCTATATAATCACCACTTGCAAAAGTGTGAACAATCTCACCAGAGCCAGAGAAGTGTCTCAGGGCACCAGGCACAGTTCCACCACCACTACCACTAGCAAGATGTAAATTATAATTAATGTTACTATTATTTTTTCTAATTTGTGTTACTATTTCTGATAATGTATTAGTACTACTAAAAGCTGCAATAGAAAATGACACATGATATGTACCAGCAGTAGTAGCAGTAAATGTATGTCTATTATTTGATGTATCCCATGTCATACCATTTGCGTGAGCTTGATTATTAAGTGCAACTTTTGTCAAGGTATCGTTAGTTAAAGTTTGTAAAGAAGTCAATGTTGCATGAAGAAACATTGGTTTAACAGATACATTTGGAATTGTTAAAGTTTTAGAAGACAAATCAAGTGTAGATGGTAACTTAGCAGATGTAACATTATTATCAGCAATTTTTGCAGTTGTTACTGCATTACTCTGAATCTTTGCAGTAGAGATAGTATTATCGGCAGGAATGACCGAACTCTCTAGAGTTCCAGCAATATGAAGAACATAGAAGTTCAATCCACTTGCGGGCGCTTCTGACATAGTAAGTGTTGTACCAGAAACCGTATAGGCATCAGTCGGCTCTTGTCTTACGTTACCCAAGAACACCGCAATATCATTTGCGTTTGCAACTTGTTTTGATAACGTAAATGCTGTTGTAGAACCGTTTGGTGTTAAATCATCTTTGACGATTGATGCGAAACCAGCGGTTGGTGATTTACCTATAAAGGGCATCAATTATCTCCTATGTGATTTGCATTACACCCAGAACGGCGTCAAGTGCTGACCCTGTTCCAGCTTTAACTTTGAGGATGTCTCCTGCCTCTAAAATATATTTCTGACCAGCGAATACCTCAAGTGTGGTGTTTGCTGGGATGGAGACATTTTCCAAAAGTTGTCTGGTTGCATTTGAGTCTGAACTGTCTGTAAACTGACACTGTACTGTCACTGCATTCGTTGTTTTGTTTGCAAGAGATAAACCTAACACAACTGTAGTAGTTGTGGCCGGTGTTGTGTACAATGTAGAATACGAACCGTTAGCGACATTTGCGACTGAAGCGTTTTTAAATGTGTTTGCCATATTTCTATCCTAAAGCGATTGCTAATGCAGTTGCATCATCTGCTGGGTCAAAACTCATCTTTGTGAGAGTAATTGCTCCATCTGCAACAGTATTTAGTGTGTTCTGTTGTGATAACTGTATTACTTGAATGTTATTTGTTCCAGTGGGTGGAGCAGAAGTAAATGTCAAAGTACTACCATTAACCGTGTATGCATAACTTGAACCATACCTCTGATAAACATTATCGACAAACACCATGAAGTTTGCAGCGTTCGCTGCGGCAGGTGTCTGTGTCAATGTAAATTGCGTTAAAATGTTATTACCATTAAATTCATCAATGTGTGGTGACGCCTGTGCAAGTGCGGCAGATAATAATTGTCTACCCATATATACAATAAAAATTCTTGCACCGTTTGATGGTACGTCTGCGAAGTTAATCTTTGGACTACCAGATGCCATTTGAATCGAGAATGCATATTCTGGTTCTTGAACAATACCATCAAGAGACACCAACAACTGACCAGCCTGACCAACAGGGTAGTCAAGGTCAAAAGTTGAGTTAGTGCCGTCACCAGTAATTAACTGTTTTTCAAATGCACCGTATGATGGGTCTAATCCAATATATGATTCTGACATTTCTTTTTCCTATAATGTTATTTATTCTGCGTCTGCAATTGTTAATTCGCCTGCTTCAACTTGCCGCATGATTTCGATATAATGTCTATTGCCTTGGTCAATCGGTACATGACAAACTTCTCCATCTATTGTAACCTCAATACCACAGTTTTCACCAAGATGTTGTTCATATTTTGCGTTTTCAATTACCATAATACTCTCCTAGATTTCTGCATCTGCTCTGAAGTGATACAATAATGCTCTTTCCGATACCCCACTACCAGATGTGTTTCTAGGCAAGAAAGAAGTTGTACCGTTTTGAATAACTCCAACAGCACCAGAATCACTGCCTGTATCGCCATGTGCAATTTGATTTGCTGTTCCAACATACGAGTAAACTGTAACAGTAGCCGCAGCCCGTTTTTCTACCCTATAATGTCCAGTAAAATATCCATAGTTATTTCCTGTGCTTCTGCCAACATATCGGTGGTCAGCACCTATTCCACCATTTGCACTGCCAGCTGCAGTTCCGTATGGATAGGTATGTTCATAATAGCGTTGACAAAGCAATAGTTCTTCCCCAAATGAGCGGTGCTCGAAATCTGTTGCCGAACTGCCTTGTTCAATTTGGACACCAGTAATATGAAAATTGTTTGCAGTATTATCTGCATGATTTACTTGACCAACTGCTTCATCGCCAGTTGCATAGTTTTGCCATGTACTTTGCAATGAACCACTAGTTCTGTTTGAACCAGCAGACAAGTACCATGTAAATTGCCTTCCTCTTGTATTATCATTGTTGATTGCATCATGAGTGTTGCCAGGAATAGTAATACTCTTATGTTCCCATGTATTACTTGCATTAATAGTGTAAGAAAATGCAACTTGTTTTCCACCTTCATCTTGGAAAACATTTACAATATTTGTACCAGTTTTGGTTGCTTTAACCCAGAAAGATATAGTTACTGGTGCCGGACTTGAAGTTCCAGTTCTTAATCTTTGTAAATCATGACCCTCAATACGGTATTGCAATTGTATATATGAACCGGCACTAAGTGAACCATTTGCAGTTGTGCAATCCATCTTTAATGCTTTAGTGTGTCCATGTTGCACAAATGGTGGGTCTGTAACTGCTAATGTTTCTTGAGTTTGTGTCCATGTTCCAGAAGTATCTATTGCAAGTCTCAACCTATCACAAGTATGATATGACCCACCAGAAGATATACTAGAAACCGAAGTTGCTCTCTGGGCCACTTGCATACCGCCGTTGATAGCAAGATTTCTACGACCAAGATTTTCTGCATAAAGTTTTGCAGTAGATACTGCATCATCAGCAATCTTTGCAGTTGTAACTCCACCATCAGCGAGTTTTGCAGTTGTTACTGAACCGTCTGCAATGTCTCCGACTGCGACTGTGGTGTCTGTGTTTAAAAGTTCTGCGAGATTTTTTGCGTTAGTTGCCATTAGACTTGATACCTCACCATTATGTTTGAACTATTTAGTGGAGTAAAAGTAAATGTCAAAGTGACACCACTAATTCCGTAGTCCGTTGTTGGTTGCATACAAATACCATTGTAAAATACAAATGCGTCATTAACGGCCACTGCATTAGAAAGAGTGAATGCTGTTGATGACCCATTACCTGTAAAGGTGTCTAATTGATAACCTGTACTTCTTCTTTGAACTCCACGGAATCCAAGATGTTTCACTTCAATCTCTGCGTTATTTGCTACATTTGCAGTAAAGGTTAAAGTTGCACCAGATATACCATAGTTTGTTGATGACTTCTGAAGAATACCATCAACGAACACCATAACACTAGATGCACTAGTTGGTGTTTCACTTAATGTATATGCGGCGGTCGAACCATTACCTGTGAACGTGTCAGTAGGAAATGTCTTCATGTTTGCTTCTAGTTCGTTGATACCAACTGAGCCAGGAGCAGGTTTTCTAGTATATGTTCCGATACCATGATGCACTACATAAATCTTTTCACCAAGAGCAGGTGCAGAATCAAACTTTAAAATTTTAGGAAGGTTATTACTATCGTCAATAATGGTGTATGCAGAAGTTGGTTCTTGAACAATGTTTGATAACACGACCATAACATTATCCTCGTTACCGCCAGGCACTTCATTCGTGAGAGTGAATTGAGTGGCAGAACCATTTCCAGTAAAATCCTCTTTAACAAAAGATGGACTTAATCTATTTGTTGCTTGTACACCAATATAAGACATTACGTTACTTCCTGTAGAATTCCAGCGACAATATCACAAGTGCCTGCACTTGCGTATGCCAGTACCTTATCGTTTGAGTTAAGAACAACTTTCTGTCCAGCAACCACTTTCAATGTCGCACTGGAAGGAATAGGAGCGTCTTTGACAATGTGGTGTGCTTTGTAGATTACTTTTGTTCCAGCAGCAGTTCCATCTGCGGCACCAGAGTTTTGTGCATATGTGAATGTTGTTGTACTTGGAACAGATGCAACCTTGTAAACACCGTTTACATAATTGGTTGATGAACCTGTTACATTTACATACATTCCAACCTTTAGTCCATGTGCAGAACCAGTTGTTACTGTTGCAACATCACTTGAAGATACAATACTTGTGATTGACCCCAAAGTTGATGATGTGTCTTGAATTAATGCAGATACCGTAATACCAGATGTTCCAGTGTTCGCTGCGTCCAGTTCGATGAGAATCGAATTGACTCCACTTGAACCGTTGTTTGCAGTATAAACTGTTTGCGGCCCAGTTGAAGTGTCTGACGCATCTGACTGATAGAACTCACCAGCAGTCACAATACTTGCAAAACTATTTACGAAGTTGTTTGCCATTTTTACCTTCCTATTATCCTAATGCAACGGCAAGAGCGATACCAAATCCTTCAGTAGATATTACTCCACCGATTGTTGGAAATGTTAATGTTCCTGTCATCCCACTGTTTGAAATACCTGTTACGATATTAACTGTGTTTGCTAATGCAAAAGTAACTTGATTGTTACCGTCACTAGCGGTTGTTATTTGATTTGCAGTTCCTTGAAAGTCAAGAGATTCATTCTCACTTACAGAACCAGCAGAACCACTGTCAGCAGTAAAATCTAAATCAGTATTATTGACTGCTGTATTCAATAATGTGATTGCTTCTACTACATCTGTCGCAGATGCGATAATTCCAGACGCACCTGTTATACCAGTGATGTCACCGACATCAACAGACAACTCGTTAAATTCTACTCTCCACTCTTCAAAAGTGAAAGATGCTGGTGCGTTTCTATCTGCCATCTTTATCTACCATTTGCAACAAAAGACTTTTAATCTCATGCATTTCTGACTTTAAACTATTTATCTCTCTTGTCGCATCCCTTAATTCATCTTTTTGTTTTTGTGCGTTTCTTGACCTTTCGACTGCGGCACGATATGCAAACACATTCGTATTCACAATTGCTTTCGACCCCATGTCTCTGACAAGGTGTTCATGACCTTCTACTTTTAAAAAATCACTCATTATGTTGCCAATGCGATTGCTCGCAAGTCCTTAATTCTTGGTGGTTCTGAGGAGTTAATACCTTGCATTCTAATCTTGATTGCAAAGGAGATAAACTCTTCTAGACCATCTTGTGTATAATTGTATTCAATAAAGTCATCGACTGTTGTTGATTCGTTTACTGATATGTCTGGCCCACCAGTTTCGTTAAAGTATCTCCAACCGATTTCGTCAAAGTCAGATGCGTCATCTGAACGAAGTATCTTGTACATGACTTGAATTTCAGCACCAGAGAATCTAACTGCACTATGAAGTACTTTCAATGCAGTAGCAGGATTTTCTAGTGTAACTCTCTTAGTACAATAGACTGCTTCATTACTATCACCATCTGGTTCTATTGGAGAAACATAATCTGTTGTTGGAAATACAGCAGAAGAACTGTCAATATTATCTAGTCGGTTTGTAAATGCAACAACTGATTTTCTGTCCAAGTCAATTACTGGAGACAAGTTTTCTTTTGTTGTTGACATTGTGAAATCTAAGAACATTGACTTACTACCAGCAAGTTCATTTGTTTCATTGATAGGCGATGCAACCAATTTAGGAGCATTAAAGAAGAAGTTTTCACCTATAGTAATTGTCTCTGCATTCTGAGCAGTCAGTGCAGCAGTACTATAAGACGATTGTGAACCACTTGGTGATGTACCAGTTGTTGCACGAATAGTACCTTCAATCTTTGTATCTGGATGTTCTACTACTGGAACGAGTGTTTGAATACCATCCATCATTGCATTTTCAGTTGCAGTTATAGAAGTTCCACCACTTGTACTGTCAGTATCAGATGCAGTAGTCAGAGAGATGACGTAAGAGTCAATTCCAATATTAGAAATGGAAGTGTGTGTCTTATTGATTTCAGTCAATGGTACATTGTTAATTTGATACAGTTCAACAGTTGCACCGTTAGCGTGTGCTACAGCAGTTGTACTATCTGCACCTCTAGTAACAGATGATAATCCTGTTCCAGAAATTGTACCTGTCATAATCTCATCACCAATTTTCAAATGAATAGTTCCACTTTGAGCACTTGATGGGAACAGTGATGCACTTGCCAATGTAAGTGTCGTTGCACTGTTTGTTATTGCACCATTAAGTGTTGTTGATATACCAGACTTTGCACCAGAGATAATCACGTTACTATCTGTGTCATACATATGATGGTCACGATGTGTAACTTTTACTTTTTGATTTAATGATGCAGTTGCAGAAGAGAAGAACTGTAATGGGTCTTTCTCAAGTGAAGCAACAGGTAAGTCATCGTTTACCAAAGTTAGATTTGCATTAACATTTGTTGAGAATGACGCACGATACAATGTAAACTTCAAGTCTTCAAAGTCATATGCAGTCCAAGTCGAGTTGTTCTGTGATTTAAAGAGAACACCCAAGTAAGGCTGTTCTGAAATCATACGATTTCCACCAACATCTTTTTCACCCATTCTTGAAATCCAAGTAAGGTATTTGTCTGAATCTGTTTGTAAAACAATTGCAACCTCAACACCATTTTTTACATATACAGGTGAATCGAATACAAATGTTGTAGGAGTTGCACCAGTACTTGATACACTCACTTCAGCAGGAGTTAAAGTTTTAGATGCAAAAGGAAGAACCTTTGTTGTAGGATAACCAGTATTCATGGTTCTAATCTGACAGGTCACAGGAATGTTTTCATCCTTCTGTGAGAAGAATACATCTATCTTTGTAATATATTCTCCACCTTCTGCTTGTGGCATAATTGATTGTGCAAGAGGGTCCCACCATCCGACCACTGCATCTCTAGTAGATGTTTCAGTTGTTGTTCTATTATCTCTTACAGATGTTCTTACAACATCAGCATTTCTAGTTGCAATAATTGTTTCTTGTAATGTGGTTAAGATACCAGTTGCAGAATAAGTTGCTTGTGCAAATGATTCTGGTTCTGGGTCTGTTGAATTAGTTGAAGACGTTGTAAGTCTGAATACTCTTTCACCAGTTCTAAAACGTGGATTACCTCTTGTGTTAGGATTTGGAATTGCGAACACACCAGACACCCCACCAGAAGCACTTGATACAAGATTACCACCAAGTGAACCACCTGTTGGTGTAACATATACACTAACATTCTGTTTATCAAAGAATGGATAAACTCTCATAAGAGGTTTCATACCAGTAACACTAAATGCAACATTTCTTGCACGAATGAAAGGAATAAGAGCTCTTGATACTACTCTATCACCTTGTGACTCTCTATCAATACGAGGAACAACATTAGTGTTAATACCTTGTCTTGTTTGTCTAGTAGTTGTGGTTGTAGTTGTTCTTTGAAGAACCGCACGACCTCTTGGTTGACCAAGATTAATAAATCTATGTTCTCTACGTCTGCCACCTGTAGTAGTTGTTGTACCAGACCATTGAGTTTGCCATGCATTCCAGACAGTACCAATTGCATTTCTATTTTGTGCAAATACTGTATCGAAGTTACCTTCACGGTTAACAACTAAAGCAGGAGTTCTTTCAGTCTCAAACCACTCATCACCAGATGGTGATAATTTACAAATACCTGTCCAAGTAAAATTAAGAACAGGGTTAAGATTTTCAACTCTACTTGCATATGAATTCTGTGCAGCAACTATATGAGTATAAGGAAGAGTAATCATCTCACCTGTTTTCTGATAGTTGTCATTTGTTCTTTGAGCATCAGTTGCATTTTCTTCTGAAAGGCTTACACCTTTCATCTTGTATTGTGGACGAAGTTCACCAAGTTCCATGTCCATAGAGTTTCTATAGTCTGGATGTTGAACGTCACCAGTAGAGTGACCTTTGAAATTATCTACAAGGAAACCAGACTTGAATCTGTTTAATCCATTTCCATCAAGTATTTCTAAAGATTGTGCCTCTTGTTCTAAAAGATTCAATGCAGTGTAGTATTCTACGTTTTCGATACGTTGTTCTAACTTACCAATGTCACGCATTGTATATCTACGATTATCTTCTTTAGTAAGTTTTGCATCATCAATGTCTAACATATAAGCAGGGAATGTTAACTCTGCAAGTTTCATTGAGTTTTCAATTGGTTTTGGTGCATCTGGGTCTTCAGCTGGAGTACCAGAAGCAACTTTAAATTCACCCTCTGAAGTTAAGAAAAGACTATCCACACGACCAAGGTAGAATTCAAAATCATATCCGATATTTGAATTATCTTTTGGTATGAGAACATTGTGACCACCTGTTCCTGTAAAGGAACGTGAAGCAAAATCAAAGGACATAGATGTGACCTTCTTGGTTGCGATACCTTGACCACTTGTTGCAGAGGTCATAGTTGCATCGGCAACTCTTGGTCTAAAGTCTATTGTGTTTCTTAGGTCAAACTCACCAGAAGGTTCACGAACCTCTGGGTCAACTCTTGTTGCAGTATATGTTGGTACTTCTTTATAGTCAATTCCATATGAGTCAACAGTAAAGAAATCACCAGCACCATGTTCAAAGTAATTATAAACTACAAGAAGTCTTCCTGTAGGTGTAACAGAGTTACCTTTTCTTACAATCCTTGCAACATCATAAAAGTTATCTCTTTGTCCAGTATCAAGAACATATCGTTCTGTAATGTTTTTAGAACCGTCTGTCAGTACATCAATTGTTGCAAATGCAGTTGAAGATTGACCAGTTATCTTTTCACCAGATTGAAAATCTCTATTGTTTAATGTAACGTAACACAATACACTACTGCCTGGGATTGCAAGAGCTCTTGCACCAGATGTTGCACCAACAATAAATTCTCCCTTGGTAAATACACCAGATTGACCAGTGACCGTAAACTGTGGAAGAGTTGGGTCAGCAGTTGCATCTTCTGAGTCAAAGACTGCCCAAAGTTTATATGCGTCTGCAACACCAAGTGAAATATCTTTGTGATGTGCAGATGTACCGTATGCAGCCGCACCAGCAACACCATCATTATCTACAAGACATACAGATGCAAGTTGTGATGTCTTTGGTGTTTCAGCGGTTGCAGTTCTTGTGACTGTTGTAATTAGTTTACATTTAATATTTGCAGCAGGAAATGCATTTGTGTTTGTAATAGTAAGACTGTTACCAGATGCATTAAATGTTGTGTTTGTTGAATTCAAATTGATAAGGTCACCAGCAGCTGCACCAGAACCACTATTCGTAAGAACCGATACTACGAAATCTGTATTTGATTTTGCACTAAAGGTTTCATTTGAATCAGCGGTTACGATTAACTGTCCACTGTTTGTAGAGTTAACCACAAACTGTCTACGGAAAGTTACTGAGGTAACAGAAGTATTACTGTTACTATCAGTCTTCAGTGTCTTAATATTATTCTTTCTTAACTTTCTAAGAAGAAGGTTTTTGTTTTGGTCTTGAAGATTTACACGTTTTCTAGTTGCAGGCACAGTTGTTGTTGCAACGCCAGGCGCAACAGAAACCGCAAGAGTATCATCATCAGTAATAGATGCGACAATTCTATCACCAACACCAGAGATGTTAATAACATCACCAACACGAAGTTCAGTAACAAACTTAGTTCCGAAACCAGATACACCTGTACCAGAACCAGCAGTTGATACTGTTCCACTTAATGAAAATGATGTTCCAAGAACAGTGTCAGCAGAAAAGTCTTGTCCACTATCTGGGTCATCCATGAATACTTGTTTTACTTTATCAAAAGTATTAACAACAATAGCAGAGACTGTCAAGTCTGCATTTGAACTATTCTCAAGAATTTCATCAGTTTCAGAAGATGATGTTGTAGAAATTTTTTCACCTGTGTTAAAAGAACCAACTACATTAATTAGTTCAATAACGGTATTGTTTGCACTGTGAATAAATCCACTTGCACCAGATGTTGCACCAGTTACTTTTGCACCTACTGTTGTTCCAGCAGATGGAATACCAGACATCGTAATTTTAGTAATCATACGAATGTCAAAGAGATATAAATTAAACTGAGATGTTAAACCAGTACCAGAACCACTAGAAACTAATGCGTCACTAGTTGCATCTGTACCAGAACGATGTTCAAATGCTCTTGCTCTTGCAACACCGATTTCCAAACCAGCAGCCTGTCCTCTTGTTGCAGTTGCAGTATCTCTTAATGAAATCTTTTTATATGGGTCAGTTACCTCACCAGTAATAAATGGTGAAAGGTCTGGTGTACCATAAACCTTAGTAACCTTTGTAAAGTTACCAACTTCAGCAGGAGTAATTGAACCTTTAAATTCTTCAGAAGTTCTTGGTTTAGTGATATCAATAAATGTAGGAGATGCAGTTTCAATTTCATATCCACGAACATATGCTTTTCCAGGCGATATCTGAACAGACATTAATCCTTCAGATGTAGGTACACCTTGGTCTGTATTTACACCAGCAGCATACACACCCTCGTTCAATCCGTCATCAAGTGACTCACGAATATCCACACCAAATGGACGTACAGAGTAATCACCAGATTCATCGAATGTTCTTCTTGCAAGTGTATCACCAACTACAGAGTATTCTGTATTTCTGGTAACTTCTTCAATAACACCATTCTTTACACGAAGGACTTCAATAAAATCTTCATCTTCAGCAGAACCAATTGGAAGTTTTGAAAGTGTAAGAGTTACCTTTAATCTGTGAGCACCCTTTGCATTTACGTTTGAAGAACCCTGTGCATTATCTAAAAGTGATGTATCTACTTCTGGAGTTTGTAGGGTTTCTGAAATGGTAAGACCAATTCTGTATGATGGAGTGTTTGTATATTTGTCAAGAACAATTCTTTGTGATGCAACACGAATAAACTGACCACGAACAAAGTACACACCTTCTTCTATATTCGCAGAAGAACCTGTTGCAGTTGCAGAAGTTGCTTGAAGTGTTGCAGAAGATGAACCAGCAACGATACCACCAACAACACCATTTGACTGAATGTTTTCATTATTAGAAAATGTTGTAGAAACATTATCAGTTCCAGATGCAGTATACTTTACATAAAGTGTAAGAGGGTCAGTAGTTGTTGCAAGTTCATAACCTACAACTGTTGCTTTAACACCAGATGTTGCACCAGTGATTGTTGTTCCCACATAGTTTGCGGCATAACCAGATACAGGATTTGAATTAAATGTTGACTGAAGTTTTACTGCATAGTATTCATTAGTAAAACCAGATTGGCCTGGTATTACCATTGCACCTTCTTTGAACATATGCGTACCAAACTTTTCAATTTGGTTTTGCAGTATGGACTGAAGTTGAGTTAACTCTCTTGCTTGAACGGCAAAGCCTGGACGAAAGAGAACACGATGAAAGTCGTCTGTGCTGTCAAAGTCATCGTAATACGGTGACACATTCAAATCAGTTTTTTGCATATCTTAATATTCCACTACTACTTTAATGTCTTCTGTTTGGTCTGATGCTCTTGATATTGCTCTTCTGTTTTCTACATAGATTACTTCACCACTATCTCTATCAAGTTCTGGTGATGCGTAACCACCAACGAACACAACACCACTTACTGTTGCAGAAATACTAGTATCTACACTATAACTTGCACTTGATGAACCACCAGTAACCGCAGCATTCGTAGAGAATGGAGTAAGGTTTTTATTTGTATCAAGTCCATAAGATGCATACTTTTCTTGAGCATAGTACAGAATTTTATTAGTTGAATCGAATTCAATTACTCGACCTTGGGCACCAGTTGTTGCTTGTGTAATAAGTTCATCTGCTTGATAAACTGTTCCGATTGTACCACTGAGAACCAATGCGTTTGTTGTTCTTGCAGTTGCAGCAGATGCCGCAGAACCACCAGAGTTTGGATTTTTCAAAATACCAACTCTTCTAAAATCGTTTACTTGTGTTGCGTCTGCATCTGAAGGTTCAAACTTTCCTTGAACCATTACATAGTGACCACCAAGTTCTGAAACGTCATCTGTACCGTGACCACCTGTTGGTTCAATGATTGGAGTGATTGCACCAGCAGTTGCGTTATTCCACGATGTTAATGTTGCACCAGCAATTGCAGTAGTCGCTGCAGTATCTGTGAAAATGTTTGTTCCAGCAAGGTCAACGACTGCGAAAGAATATGCTACACCAGCATTCTGCATACTTGTCTTAGTTGCACCATCACCGAACTCTTGAATTGCACCACCAGATACAACCAACTTAATGATTGCAGTAGTTGTACCATCACCACGAACCTTAGTATAGAATGTACCGTTTGGATATGATGACCCACTACTTGTTACCATAACAACATTGATTGGACGGTTAGCAGCAGAGTTTGCAGTAATCGTCACAGGCATAAAGTCTGTTGTTAAGAAGTTCTGAACTTCTGAAGTTGTCAGTGAGTACATAAACTTTAAATAATAATTTGCATCATGCCAGAATGGCCCAGTCTGTTCTGAAGTTGGTTCAGAACCAGAGATGTTTGATGCACCAGTTTGAACAGGGTCACCGTTATATAATACTTTGTATATACGGTTTGCTGTAGTCATGAAGTAATACGTTGAGTTATAAACTGAATTTGCACCACTTGATGTTGTTGTTTTTGTTGGGTAGTTTCCTGTAGTTGTACCACCAGAGACATCGTGTCTATACATATCGAATGCAGAAGTCGTTGCATAATTCCTACGAGGAATTGCAAAAGTTGTATTAGTACTACCAACCAATTTTGCAGCAAGCATATCATCCCAATAATATGATTCTGGTGCAACACTATCTACAGGAGCAGGAGGAAGACTATCTGAAGTCGCACCCTCTGATGTCCAAGGTTGTGATTTACCTACGAACATATAATATTTGTCAGTACCAAATGAGTCCTTAAAAGACTTTGCACTTGACTGTCTGAACTTTTCTGTAATAATCGCTGCCATTGTTTTTTCCTATAATCTTATTTATTCATACCGTTAAAGTGGTTTGAAACTATCTTACGCTGATATTTCCATAACTGTAATAGTTGAAGTTTGTCTTTGTGCCCAGTCATTATTGTTTGCATCATTACCAGTTCTGTTAATGTAAGAAACATTGTTTGATTGTATTTTTCCTTGGATTTGATAAGTGATTTGACTAGTGGTTGAAGGACTATCTAAAAACTGTCCTAGGAATTTAGGCCCAGAGTGGTTTGCATCAGTTTCTGCATAACGGTGAGCAGCAGTTGTTTGCGTCCTATTGCCAGCCGCAGCAGCAACACCAACCGCTGTACTATCTCGCATTATTCGACATTGCGCCGTAAGACTATAAACTGTCATTGACAAATCAAACATTATAAAAATTTTACTGGATGTAGATGAAGGTGTTATATTCACTGACAAACCAGAAACATTTGTGAAAGTTTGACTTTGAAGAGTGCCTGTATCAGTTTTAGTTGTACTTTTAACTTGTAATATAGAACCAGTAGGCATCTGTGCTGTTGGTAAGTTACCAGCAGTTAATTTTGATGCAGAGATACCAGAAGCAACCTCTGTATTACCAACAGCACCAGCTGCAATTAGTGCCTGTGTAATTGCATCATCAGCAACCTTTGCAGTTGTTACGGCATCAGTTCCTAACGCAGTTGTATCAACAGCACCACTTCCAAGTTTCGCACTAGTTACAGCATCATCTGCAATATCGGCAGTTGATACTCCACCATCTCCAAGACCACTAGCTGTAATTCTATCAATTGCCATTGTTATCTATCCCTTAGTGTAGTTGTACCCAAGCACCACCAGCGTATGCTTCAATTTTACTTGTAGTACTATTGTATACTACCATTCCGTTTGTAGCAGTCAACGCATTACGTTGAGTTGTTGTAAGAACGCTTAATTCCAATGCACCAGCAGTACCAGTAACTTCAATAGATGTTCCTATAACTGCTGTACCTGTAATTGCAGCAGGAGTGTTAGCACCAATCACTGCACCATCTGCTAAATCAGCAGTTGAAACTCCACCATCTCCAAGTCCAGTTGCTGTAATTTTATCAATTGCCATAGTTATCTATCCTTAATGTAAGTCTGTCCAAGCAGTACCATTGTACACTTGTGCTTTATTTGTTGCAGTCAAGTAAATCATCATACCAGCGGCAGGAGTAGATATTGCACTATCTCTTGCAGTTGTTGTTGCATGAACTGCTAATTGAACATGATTAGATGCAGTGAATGATGCACCAGCAATTGCACCAGTACCAGTAATAGTGGGTGATGTTAAAGTCTTATTAGTAAGTGTATCAGCAGATACCAAACTTACCAATGTAGAACTTGCACCAGCAGGAAGTAACATTGTGTTTGTTACAGCAGCACTATGTGGTTGTGCCATAATCTTTTGACCATGAGAGTTTTGTTCACAGTTCAGAGTGATTGCACCAGAGTTTGAACCACCACCTTGAATTTCT